AGATGTTCTAAAATTACGTGTTTTAGTTGAGTATCCAATTGAAAAAGCTATTGAAGATGGTGTAATTACAGATTATAGAATAGAAGTTAGAAGTGTCAACCTATCAACTGATAGAAATATCAAAGTTAAGTGGAGTGGTGGAGAGTTTCTAACTTCTGAAAAAAGCAGTTTTGATTATATTAGTTCAAAGATAAATCAAGAGCAAAGTCCTATCAAAAGGAAGATGCTTAGATTACAGAGAATGAATATGATTAAGAAGTCCAAGTCTAAAATTGAACTTACTAAAAAGATTATTAAAGAATCTGAAGATAAGAGAATTTTAGTATTTACTGGACTAATAGATGTTGCTGATAGCCTTGGAATTGATAGTTATCATTCTAAGAGTCCTAACAAGTCAACTGCAGATAATTTTATGTCTGGAATTACAAGCAAGCTTGCTGTTGTAAAACAATTAAATGCAGGAGTCACTTTTAAAAGCCTTAATACAGCAATTATCAATTTCTTTGATAGTAATGCTGAAAATATGGCTCAAAAGATAAGTAGAATTACATGCATGGAATATGATACACCAAACAAGATTGCACATGTTATAATAGTTTGTAGTACAGAAGAACAAGAAAGAGTTTGGTTAAATAAAGCATTGTCTTTCTTTGATCCAAACAAAATTAAATTCATAAACTAAATTCAAATTATATGGTAGTAGAAAACTTAGATGAATTGCAATTGTACATTAATTTACTTGAATCACAAAACAAGGCTAAATATAAGAATTATGATGCCATTGTAAGTGATTTAAGCTATGAATTTGGAATTAATATTACTAAAGAACAACTCAATAAATTGTATTCACAAACAATTGAAGAACATATTGAGGATTTGAAAATGGTTTATGATAGATTATAATAAATGGAAGTTAATATTGAAAAGTTGATTGAGCTCAAGCTTAGTCTAGAGGGCTATTTTGTGTTATGGAGTTTGTATAATGAAAAAGGAGAGTGCTTAGATAGATATTGTAGAAGTTCTATACACAAAATACCCACTAGAGTTTTTGAGCAATTAGTTGATGAGAAATATATTGATTTTAAGGGTGACAAAGATTTCACATTAACCAATATGACATTGACTGATAGATTTAAATTAGAAGTTCTTGGATTGAAAGATTTGAAGGCAACTAGTTTTGATGTTGCTTTTCAACAATTAAGAGAATGTTATCCTACAAAAACACCAAGTGACAGAAGGCTACATCAAGATGTAGACAGATGTAAAAGACTATATAGAAATATAATATGTCCACTTGGCGCTGTTGATGAGGAATTGCATTCTGTTATACTACAATGCATTAACTACATAGTTAACCAAGCTACAAAGGCAAAGAAGTTAGATTATTTGCAGATGCTTCCAACATTTTTAGCTCAAAAGAATTGGGAAACTGTTAAAGATGATGTTGAAAAATTGATTTTAAAAAATGGATTTGTAGATAAAAAGAATTTAGACCTAGGAGGGTTTATGGATGATGTATAAAGATGTATTAAGGAGTAATATTGATAATGGTAGACTTGGCTTAAATAAGGGATTGCCTCATGGCTTTAACAGACTTGTAGAGTTTTTACCAGGTATACAACAAAGTACATATTATCTGATTGGCGCAGAATCATCTGTTGGTAAATCAGCCTTTGTTAATAATTCATTTGTGTTTAATCCTATAGATTGGTATATTGCAAATAAGAATAATACAGATGTAAAATTAAAAATACATTATTATTCATTTGAGATATCTAAAGAAATGATGCTATATAAAGCAGTGTGTAGAAAGATTTGGATGGAGTATGGGATATTGCTTGATATAAATTATGTCTTATCTAGGGGTAAATATAGATTATCACAAGAACATTATGATTTAGTTATTAATAGCTTGGATTATTTTGATGAGATGGAAGATATTTTATATATACAAGACATACCAGAAAATCCTACAGGGATTTGGCATAAAGAATTAAAATATGCTGCAAATAATGGTAAAGGCTTAGTTGATTATAAATTAGAAGGAGATTATATTCCTAATGACCAAAATCTATATACATTAATTGTTGTAGATCATATTAGTTTGATTAAAAAGGAGAGAGGTTTTAATACTAAAGACCTTATTGACAAGTTATCTGAATATATGATTATATTGCGTAATAAGCTTAAATTCACTCCAGTTATTATACAACAGCTCAATAGGGCAGGTAATGATCCAACTAGGATTAAAATGGATAGAATGGAGCCAATGTTAAGTGATTTTAAAGATTCAGGTAATACAGTTAATGACAGCAATGTTTGTTTGTCATTATTTAGTCCAATGAGATATGAAATGGAACAGCATAGGGGATACAAGATTAATCCAAAAGATGGTGGACTAGGTTCCAGATATAGAAGTTTGCAGATTTTAAAAAACAGAGATGGTGAGGCAGACAAAACTATTGGTATGGAATTTATAGGTGAAGTTGGTGCTTTTAGTGAGCTTAAAAAGAATAGTGACATGACAGATGCAGAATATGCAAGAATAAATAAAATTAAAAAGAGTTTTTAATGGGTAAAATGATTTTAGTAATTGGAGAGCCAGGTTCTGGTAAATCCACAGCAATTGAAACTTTAGATCCATCATCTACTGTTATTGTAAAGCCTAATAATAAAGCTTTACCATTCAGAGGTGGTGCAGTTAAATACAGTGCTGAATTAAACAATGTTGTAATAGCAAAAGAATTCAAAGAATTAGAAGGAGTTTTGACTGGTATCAATAATAGTACATCTGGTAAGATTAAAACTATTGTTGTAGAGGATTTAACTCACTATTTTTCTCATAGAGTTATGAAAGATGCTAAGACAAGTGGTTTTCAGAAGTGGACAGATATGGCCCTTGATTGCTTTAATTCATTGATTAAGTTTGAGTCAAATTTAAGAGATGATTTAAGTGTAATTGTAATTGGTCATACAGACAGAGCAACTGATGCACTTGGCAATACAATTATTAGTTTACAAACTCCAGGTAAATTGTTAGAGAATAATATTAAGATTCCTTCTTATTTCACTTACATGTTGCACACTGATGTAATTGAAGTGAATAATAAAATGGAATACAGATTCCTGACTAATTTTGATGGAACAAAAGTGGCTAAAACGCCAAAAGATTGCTTTCCTAAGTATATTCAAAATGATTATGCTTTAGTGTTAGAAACAATAGATAAATATCAAAAAGGAGAATAATATGAAGCAGATTAGTATGAAAGAATTCACAGAAGATGTGAATAACATGATGTCTAAAGGACAATTAATAGAAAAATATGAAATTAGTGCAGATAATGTTAAGAAAATTGCTAGACAATTGGGATTGACTATTAAACGTGCTACTAAACCTAAGTTTGAGCTAATTATGGATATTGATCCAATTGAATCTCATTCAGAAGTTTTAAATACAATCCAATAACAACAATTAAATAATTAAATATAATAAGAAATGGAATTAAATTTTAATGATGCAGCAATTAGTACAGGATCTACAAACAATTATATGGAACCAGGTAACCATATTGTTAAAGTGACTAAAGTGGAGAAAGGATTAAGCTCTAAAGCTCAATCTCCATATGTTGAAATCACTGTAACAAATGAAAAAGGTGCTACATGTGCTCAACAATATTATTTGAATACAGCAGTTGCTGAAGGTAAAAAGCAATCAGCTTGGAATATCTCTGCATCTGCAATTCTTACAATTGTTGCTGCTGCAAATAATACTGATGAGGCTGGTGCTAAATCTAAACTTGCTGGTTTAAATGGAGAAAACATTGATGCTAAATTAGCAACATTGCTAGTTGGTAAACCATTTGCAATGACATTAAATGGTAAATGGATTAATCCAGAAGACACATCTAAGAAATCTTGGATTAAAGCTGAATTTGGTTCATATTTATTTGCTGTACCAGTTGATAAATTTGACAAGCTTTCTAAGAAAGTTTATGTTAAAGGTGAGGATTTGTCTGTTAGCAATAGCAGCAATGCTCATGTTGAAATTTCTACACCAAGCACAACAGTTTGGTAGTAATTAATTAAGGGCAACTGCCATTCTGTTTGCATGGAATGGCAGACCCTTTTACATTTAAATATATGGATTTAAATTTTGAGGATGCTAATATATCAATTACTTCTAATGAAATATTATCCAAAATTAGTGAGTGTGATATATTTAAGATGTATATTAATAATTTTAAAGACATCAATAAAAGCTTTTGTTCTGAATTAAGAAATGATAAGCATCCAAGTTGTAGGATTTATTCTAATGAGTATAATACTCTTAGGTATAAAGACTTTTCAAATGGAGACCATTTTGATTGCTGGAATTATGTTATGAGTAAATTTAATTGTAATTATTTTGAAGCATTAAATATAATTTCATGTGATTTTAATATAAAGAATGTAACAATTGATATAAATCCAAGAATATTAGTTAAGAATGATTTGCCAGTTAAATCATTAGTTAAACTAGAAGTTGAATGTCAACCATTTAATATACATGATTTTAATTATTGGAATCAATATCTTATTACATTTGAAATGCTTGAATTTTATAATGTGAAATCAGCTAAAAGGGTTTTTCTATATAAAGATGATACAAGATATATATTTGAGTATAAAAATTCTAGTCCTAAATATGCTTATTTATTTAATGAAGACTGGAAAATATATTCTCCTTATGATGTATCTGGTAAATGGATGAGAGTTGGCAATAACTATGAATTTGAGGGTTGGGATCAACTTGATGAAAGTGGTGGTGAATTTGTTATTATAACAAAAAGCTTAAAAGATGTAATGGATTATAGAATGATTGGCATAAATGCTGTTTCATTACCAAGTGAAACTTCAAAACTTACTAATAGTTTAGTTGGAATGCTTAAAGCTAAGTTTAATAAAATTATTATTAATCTTGATTTTGATAGGCAGGGAATTGAAAGTTCAAATAAAATTGTCAATGAATATGGTTTTAATCATTTCTATGTTGATGATGAAAAGGATCTAAGTGATTGGATCAAGAAAAACAAGTCTCTTGATGAGGCTAAAAAAATGATATATGGAAAGATTAAGAATTGGGTTTGATCCTGATGGACCATGGGTTTATAAATCATATAGAGATGTTCTTCAAGCAATGATGTGGGAAGAAGCTAAATATGAACTATATTTAATAACAAAGGATGACACTGGTGAGCCTTTAGAAATTGCAGCACAATTAGGCATTAACCCAGCAAATGTTTTTTATGGGATTGCTGATAATAATGCAATTGTAGTACAATTAAATGATAGTAAAATAAAAATATATTTAACACCAATAATGGAGGTTTTTACATTAACTAATGAAACAAGTGTTGATACAGTTGCAATATTAGTTGATAGTAAACAAGATATATATAACATACAGCCAAAATGGTTTCAACAACTAAAGTTTTGGGTAAATAGATTATATAGTGGGCAAGAAAAAGAGTGTTAAGAAAGTTCCAGTGGCAAAACCAAGGAATAGTGGTACAATGACAGAAAGTGCATTTTGGAGCTTTATAAGGAGTGCTCTTAGACAAAAGAGTAGATGGTGGAAACCAATTAGTGAGTGTAAGAGCTTGTCTAAAAGACCATATAAAGGGCCAAATAAAAGACAGAAGTTTGAGTATCAATGTTCTGAATGTAAGAAATGGCATCCTGACAAGAATATTGCTATTGATCACATTAAGCCTGCTGGGAAATTAAATTGTGCAGAAGACCTACCTCTGTTTGTAACAAAACTATTTTGTGAGATTGACAACTTGCAAGTGTTATGTGAACAATGTCATTTGGTAAAAACTGCATTAGATAAAGAAAGCATTAAACAATCAAAATTAATTGAAAATGGAAAAACAAACTAAAATATTTATTATTTCCTTAGGATTTACATTTATTAGTTTATCTTTTATTGAGCAAATTGCTTGTAATGATGTTAATTTAAATAATAATTTAAAAGCTGTTGATACAACTGCTTCTGCAGATGGTTTTGATTTTAATCAGAAATCAGTTTATAATATGATTCTTATTGCTGAAATTGATCATCCTAAAATTGTTCTTAAACAATCTATATGTGAGACAGGTCATTTTAAATCAAATGTATTGAAAAAAAATAACAACTTATTTGGTTTCCATAATGGAAAAGAATATTTGAAATTTGATTCATTATTTGATTGCTGTATTTATTACAAGCATTGGCAAGAAAGACATTATGGTGGAGGTGATTATTATTTATTTTTAGATAAATTTAAATATGCTGCTGATACAAATTACGTTAACACATTAAAAAAAATAAGGATAAATGTATAAAGTTCCAATAGAAGTTTTAGAAATGTTTAGAGATCAGTTGAAGATAACAAGTGATATGCTTGACATTGAACATAAAGGAGGTAAAATACGTCCTATAGATGTTAATGAAATATTAATGAACAATACTAAATTATTACAACTAATAAAAGATAATTATGGAATATGATTTAAAAAAAGAAAAAGAGCTTTCTAAGCTTGGTTTTAAAAAGTGTTGGTTTAGTGATAAATCTGGCTATTGGTTTGAAAAAAAAGTTAAATACAAAGATTTTAAACTTCAATTTATTTGTGAAACAGATAGAAATTTATTTTTAATGTCAGCAAAAACATTTGAATATTATGGTGGTAAAATGGATTCACCTAGTTATGAAGATATTAAGAAGTTTAAATGTAATTTAAAAACAATAAAACAAACTCTAAATAAATATAAATGAAGATAGCTGTAATAGATTTAGACTCAATAGCATTTACAATTGGTCATCCAAATAAGCAATTAGATGGTGATGGTAATCCAATGAGAACTGATGATGACAGCAAGTTTCTTTATATTGATAAAACAGATGAGGAGTTAATTGATGCAGCTGATAGTGTTATGTCAGCAATTATTATGAAGGGTGGTTTCACTCACTACATAGGATTTATCAAAGGTAGCAAGACCATAGCAGAAAGAAAGGAAATTAACATTGATTACAAAGCCAATAGGAATAAAGAATCTCCAGGCTGGTGGGCATTTGTTAAGAAAACTTTGATTGAAAGATGGGGTGCTATTTCTGTAGATAATATGGAAGTTGATGATGCTGTAAATATAACAAGACTAAAACTATCTGATAGCTACATTGTTGCTATGGATAAAGATTTGTTGCATTTACATGGAACTCATTATAATTGGTCAAAAGATGAATGGAATATAATTGGTTTTGAAGAAGCATATACTAAGTTTTGGTCAGACATGATTACTGGCCAATCTGGTGACAATATTAAAGGCATTCCTAAGAAAGGTGCTAAATATGTTGAGAATATGTTATTAGAACAAACAAAGATGCCATTTAGAACTAGAGTTTTTGATGAATACATCAAGCATTTTGGTGAATATGAAGGCATTAAAGAATTTCATAAAAACTATTCATGCTTAAAGATTAAAGAGACATGTGAAGGATTTGAAATTCCATCACCAATAAAATTTGAAAGAGAGAATGTTAATGAGCAAGCGCAGAGAGATAAACAAATTGATTCAATATAAAAA